TAAAAAGTGTAAGGCAGCAGGTAAATGTTTGCGTGGTGCAATGCGTAAAACTAAAAAGAAAGCATAATAATGAACTACTTAAATTTAGTCAATGATGTACTAATACGACTTAGAGAAGATGAAGTAACTGCTGTTACTGATACGTCTTACTCTAAACTTATTAGTAAATTTGTCAATGATGCTAAAAGATTTGTAGAAGATTCATATCAATGGAATGCGTTGTCTGAGACATTGACGGTAACTACTGCTAATGACTTGTTTAACTACGTCATGACAGGATCAGGACAAAGGTTTAAAGTTATTGATGTTATTAACAGTGAAGATAATTTTTTCTTAGAGTATATGCCTTTTAGTCAGATGAACAATTTGTTTCTTAATCAGACACCACAAAAAGGCTCACCAGCGTACTACAACTTTAATGGTGTAGACGTTAACAACGACACGCAAGTTGACATCTTTCCTATTCCTGATGGTATTTATAATGTGTTCTTTAACATTTATAAACCACAATTATCTTTGTCAGCAGACGCTGATGAAATTACTGTACCTGCAGAACCTGTAATTAAATATGCTTATGCAATGGCTGTAGCGGAACGAGGAGAGGACGCAGGTTTATCTTCATCTGAAGCTAGAGCACTAGCAGATCAATCTTTATCAGATCACATAGCTATTGAAAACGGCAGGTATAGTGATGAATACGTCTGGCATCAAGTTTAATGGCTAAACAATTACAAACAACAACCATATCAGCACCAGGTTTTCTTGGTATTAACACTCAGGAAAGCAGTGTTGATTTATCATCAGGCTATGCACTAGAAGCATACAATTGCGTCATAGATAAGTTTGGACGTATTGGTGCTAGAAAAGGCTGGACTAAACAAAACAGTTCTACTAATTCTGATTTAGGCACTAATGATATTGAGTTTTTATTTGAGCTAGGAGAGACAGAACAAGTTATAGCAGGAGGTAATAATTTATTACTTACTTTAGATAGTGGTGTATTAACTACTGCTGTTGACACTACAGTATCTAATGCAGCAGGGACAGGAACAACAGCTTATACAATTACAGGAAACAACTGGTCAGCTTCTAGCATTGTGTTTGGTGAAGGACCAGATATTAGTCCTCATGCTTATTTAGCACAAGCAGGTCATCTACCTTTGGTCTATCACAAACTAGGAGCTAGTCATGCACACACGGGTGTTTACGGTTTTAATTTACTTAGTGACGCTGGCTCAGTACCTACCCCCTATGTTTCTTCTCCTAGTGATTTTAAACCTAATGTAGTTTTAGGTGCATACGGTAGAACATGGTGGGCTAATGTAGTTAATGACGAGCAAACAGTTTACTTTAGTGCATTACTAGATGGTACTAATTTATCTACTGGTGACTCAGGTTACTTGTCATTAGTTGATGTGTTTCCTAACGGAGATCAAGTAATAGGACTAGCAGCACACAACGGTTTCTTAGTTATATTTGGTAAAAGAAACATTGCTATTTATTCTAACCCTATTGATGTAACACGTTTAGAGTTAGTAGATTTGATTGCTAACGTAGGTTGTATTGCTAGAGACACTATTATTAATACAGGTACAGATGTTATGTTCTTGTCTGACACAGGGTTAAGAAGTATTTCTCGTGTTATTCAGGAAAAATCAGCACCTATAAACAATATTTCATTTAATGTTAGAGATGACTTAGTATCATTTGTAGATTCAGAAACTAACAAAGATAGAATTAAATCAGCTTACTATCCAAAAGATGCTTTTTACGTTTTAACATTACCTACATCTAAGTATGTATTTTGTTTTGATCTAAGAGGTAGATTACAAAACGGAGCTTGTCGTGTAACTATTTGGGATTCTATTGAACCTACTGCTTTTTATACAACTTATGCAGGTGATTTATTAATAGGTAAAGAGGGTTATGTAGGTAAGTATATTAGCTACTTAGACAACGATACTATTTATAAGATGAGGTACTACACTAATAATTTTGATTTAGGTAATCCAACATCTTTAAAAGTATTAAAGAAAGCTAACTTTACTGTTGTTGGTGGTGTAGGTCAAAACGTATTTATTAAATATGGTTTTGATTATATTTCTTCTTATAGAGATATTCGTAAGACATTATCTGCAGGTTCTGTTTATGAGTTTAATGTAAACAAGTTTGGTGTTAATAATGTAACTGTAGTAGGTAGTCAATCGTTTAGTGACAGCACACCTACTACAAATACTATTACAGATACAGACGGTACTCACTATCAAGTAGCATTTAAATCTGTGTTTGATCCAAGTAATGGATATGACTTACCTCAGTCAACTAAATTTGATAGTGGTGATGGTTTTTATTATGTTCCTGATACAAACTCAGGTGAAGAACCTAATGCAACTATTTATTTAAAGAGTGCAGATGCTTTGTCTGAATACTCAAGCGGTTTAGCTTTAGAAGAAGTTAGATCAAACTTAGGTGGTTCAGGTTCTATTTTGCAGTTAGGTTTTGAAGCAGACATAAATCAGAATCCATTATCAATACAAAAAATTGATGTGTATGTAAAAACAGGAAAGATTATTTAAGGAATAAAGAATGTCAAATTATACTAAAGCAACCAACTTTACAGCTAAAGATAGTTTAAGTGCAGGTGACGTAGGTAAAATTATCAAAGGCTCAGAAATTGACAATGAGTTTATTGCTATTGCTTCTGCTGTTGCATCTAAAGCTAATAGTAATAGTCCTGCTTTTACTGGTACACCTACAGCACCTACTGCTAGTGTAGGAACTAATACAACACAGTTAGCTACAACTGCTTATGTTTTTGGTGAAAGAGCTAACACAATTACATTAACTAATAAAACAATTAACCTGTCTAATAACACATTGACAGGTACTGTTGCTCAGTTTAACACTGCGTTATCTGATGGTGACTTTGCTACATTAACAGGTACAGAAACACTAACAAATAAAACTTTGTCAAGCCCTGTAATGACAGGCACACCAACATCAACAACTGCAGCAGCAGGTACTAACACGACTCAGGTAGCAACTACTGCTTTTGTTACAAATGAAAGAGCAGCTACAGCTACGTTAACAAATAAAACAATTAACGGTAGCAATAATACTATTACTAATGTTAGTTTGTCAGGAGGTGTAACAGGTACATTACCAGTAGCTAATGGAGGTACAGGAGTTACGTCAAAAACTGGCACAGGTTCTGTTGTTTTATCTAATTCTCCTACTCTTACTGGAAGTCCTGTTTTACCTACTGGGTCAATAGCTACAACTCAATCTACTACTGATGATAGTACAAAGCTAGCAACTACAGCTTTTGTAAAAGATATTTTAGAAACTTATGTGTATCCAGTAGGTTCTATTTATAGCAATGCAACTAATTCTGCAAACCCAGCAACACTTCTTGGTTTTGGTACTTGGGTAGCGTTTGGTGAAGGTAGAGTTCTTGTAGGAGAAGGAACAGGTGGAGGAGCTACTTATACAGCAGGTAGCACTGGCGGTAATAAAGACGCTATTGTTCCTACACACACTCACACAGCTTCTTCATCTTCAACATCTACAGACTCTGGACATACACACAGTATTTCTAGAGGCTATGGTGCTTCTGGTGCTGGTGGAGATGCTTTATTATCAGGTAGTGGTGTTCAGTCTGGATCAGCAACTGCAAACATAACTACTACAACTACAACAACAATAGCTAACGCAGGTGAATCAGCAACAGGAAAGAACTTACAACCGTACATCGTAGTTTATATGTGGAAGCGTACAGCTTAATGACAGAAGAGGATATCGAAAGGTATTTAAAAAAGTCAAAAGACAAAGACATAGAGACTGATAATCTAATAGAGAACGAACATGGTTTTATGTCTTGGACAACGTGGGAAGATTATTTAGTAGCTATTCAAGTTTATGGTGATGGTAATTATTGGAATCAACAGTTAGATAATTTAGCTAAAGAATTAGGATATGAAAAGATTATGATGGCTACTAAAAGAAACTACAAAGGTTTTGAAAGAAAGTTTGGGTTTAAACTAACAGGGTATGTATTAGAGAGAAGGGTACAGTAATGGGATCACTTGTTAAAACTGCGGTTGGTGCTTTAGGGGGTGCTGGACCTGCTGCTATGATAGGCGGTCAAGTAATTGGCGGTCTTTTAGGAAGTCGAGGAGCTAGTAAGCAAGCTGCTGCAATGGGACAACAAGCTGCTGCTCAAGTAGAAGCTGCTCGGATAGCTGCTGAAGAAGCTCGATTTAGACCAGTAGGTATTACTACTCGGTTTGGTTCTGCTACCCCACAGTTTACTGGTGGTCGATTAAGTGGTTATGATTACCAGGCTTCTCCTGAACTTTCTGCCTTACAAGATCAACTAAGTAGAATATACGGTTCTAGTCTTGGACAAGCTGAAAGAGTTACTGGTTTACAACCTCAGTTAGAAGCTGCAGGTCAAGGATTATTTGGACTTGGTAGCCAATTTATTCCTACTGGAACAACACCTGAATTAACGGCAAGTGAGCAGGAATACTTACAAAGTGTTAGAGGACTGGGTAGAGGTTTAACAACTGATTTGTCTGCAACACCTTCTGAAGATGTCTTAGAACAACAAGCAAGACTTAGAGGATTTGCAGGACAATTAGCACCTACATCTACTACTCCTGAATTAACTACAGCAGAGCAACAATACTTATCAAGAGTTGGAAGAGCAGGAGAAGATATACTAGGTGGTATGTCAACTCAATCTGCTTCTGATGTAGCAAGACAGCAACAAAGATTAGAAGGGCTTGCAGGACAGGTAACACCTACTTCCTACGATCCTACTGCTGCTGCTCAAAGTTACTATGAAGAGCAACAAGCACTGCTTGATCCTTCAAGACGTAGACAAGAACAACGATTAGCTGCTGGTGTGTTTGGTAGAGGTCGTGGTGGTCTTAGCGTTGGTGCTGAAGGTCAACCAGAATTGTTTGCGTTGGGTCAATCATACGCAGAACAGGACGCTCGTTTAGCAGCCGAAGCAAGACAAAGAGCTAGACAAGAACTTCAACAAGACATTGGTTTAGGCACTCAATTAGGAAGTCAAGCCTTAACTGCAGGTCAAGCAGGTAGACAAGAACAACTAGGTTTAACGTCTTCTGGTTTAGGTTATTTGCAGCAACAACCTACTGCCGAAGAAACAGCTAGACAACGTATGATTCAAAACATACTTACTAGCGCACAGTTGGGCGGTCAAGGTATACAAACAGGACAAGCAGGACAACAGTTTAAAACTGCTCAAGCCTTACAAGGAATTGGTTTGCTTGGTCAAGCTACAACACCTGAAGAGGCAGCTAGACAGCGTATGTTGCAGAATATTGGAACAGGTGCTGGACTGTATACTCAAGGTGCTGGTTTGTTTGGTACTGGTTATGGTTTACAGCAAGCTGCATTGTCTCCGTTCCAGACTCAGTTTGGTTTAGCAGGTCAGCTAGAAGAAACAGCACAATCCCCAATGCAGATTGGTGCAGCATTAGGAGCTAAAACTTCTCAGTTTGGTGGAGTTGCTGGACAAATTCTACAAGGTGGTCAAAATGCTGCTGCTAACTTACAGTCACAAGCTGCACAAGCTAAAGCTGCACAGTTAGCAGGTATGGGTCAAGGTATTGCTGGTCTAGGTCAGCAGTACTACCAGCAACAACGTTACGATGAAACTTTAGATAAAATACTAGGGGCTGGTCAATCACCTGCTTATAGGATACCAGGACTAGGAGGTACTTTATAATGGCTAGTTCAATTGCATCTTTATTTGGTCCTACTGCTGAAGAAATTGTTTACGCAAAGCAACAACAGGACATAGCAAGAAG